CACAACCCAAGAAGTTGCTTTGGCTACCGAGGCTCACGTAACTACCGCTATTGCTGGTAAAGCTAACACCTCCAGTCTCGCTACAGTGGCTACAAGCGGCTCTTACGCTGACTTGTCTAACAAGCCTACATTGTTCTCTGGCGTGTACTCTGACCTGTCTGGTAAACCCAGCTTGGCTACAGTTGCAACCTCTGGGGATTACGGCGATCTGACTGGTAAGCCTAGCCTGTTCTCTGGAGCCTACGCTGATTTGACAGGCAAGCCCAGCTTGTTCTCTGGCTCATACACTGATCTGTCTAACAAGCCAACACTTTTTTCTGGTTCATTTGCAGATTTAACAAGCAAACCCACTACACTATCGGGATACGGAGTTACTGCCGTTGCTGGTGGAACATTCTGATACAGTTTTATCATGCAGTTTTATACGTACGCACATTACAAGCCAGAACAAGGCGGCCTGTTCTACATAGGAAAAGGCCAAGGTAATCGTGCGTACAATACAAACAAAAGAAACCCACATTGGGTACGTATTGTAAATAAATATGGAAAACCTGATGTAGAGGTATTGGCGTACTGGGAAACAGAGAAAGAAGCATTTGATCATGAAAAATTGTTAATTGCATCTTTTAGGGACATGGGATTTGTTTTGGCAAATGTTACCGATGGTGGTGAGGGCTGTGTGGGAATGCGTCATACAGATGAAGTTAAGAAAAGAATTTCTCGCCTAAATACGGGCAGGAAAATGCCTCAAGAGCAGATTGAAAAAATTAGACTTGCAAACACGGGTAAAAAACATACGCAAGAAACAAAAGATTATTTGAGAAAAATAAATCTTGAAAGAGTTCTTACTGACGAACAAAGGTCTAAAATATCTGCGGCGGGAAAAGGTAAAAAATTAAGCGAAGAAGCGAAAGATAAGATTCGACAAAAAGCATTGGGAAGAAAAATGTCAGACGAACACAGAGCTATTATTTCTGCCACTCATAAAGGCAAAAAACAAAGCCCGGAGCAAATTAGCAAACGGATTGCATCAAGATTAGCTACTATCGCAGCTAAGAAACTAAACGAAAGAAAGGTTTAAACATGGCCGCCACAGGATTTACCCCTATAAAAATTTACGCTAGCTCGACTGCTTCTAGTGTCCCGCTTGCAGCTAACCTTGATAACACTAACGGTGCAGAGTTAGCGATTAACACCGCAGATGGACGTCTTTTCTACAAGGACAGTTCCGGTGTTGTTCAGACTATGGCCTCTAAAGGCACAGGTTCTATCGGTGGTTCTACTACCCAAGTTCAGTTCAATAACGCTGGTGTTTTGGGTGGCTCTGCTTCTCTGACATGGAGCGGCACAGTATTGACCTCTTCGGGCTTTGCTGGCCCATTGAACGGTACTGTGGGTGCTACTACTGCTAATACTGGTGCTTTTACAACTGTTTCTGCTTCGGGCAACGTAACCCTCTCCGGCGGTACAGCCAACCAAGTTCAATACTTAAATGGCAGTAAAGTCCTTACGGGTTCTGCCAACATGACGTTTGACGGCACTACGCTGACTGTCAACGACATTGCTGATTCTTCTCTAACAACTGGTCGAGTGGTGTACACCACTACTGGCGGTAATCTCACATCATCTGCCAACTTGCTATACAGCGGCACTGACCTGACTGTTTACGGCCTCACAGTAGGACGTGGTGCAGGTGCTGTGGCTACCAATACTGCGGTGGGTGCTAGTGCTTTAGGTGGTGGCTCACAAACTGGTATTCAAAACACTTCAGTTGGCTATCAAGCAATGCTTGCCAATACATCAGGCAGTTACAACGCGGCTTTTGGTCATCAAGCAATGGCCGCCAATACAACTGGCGAACAGAATGCGGCTTTTGGTCGTGAAGCCCTTTTGTCAAATACAACTGGTAATTTTAATGCGGCTTCTGGTATGGCGGCATTAAGAGTAAACACAACAGGTTCTAACAATACTGCTTTTGGGTTTGCGTCCCTTTACTCCAACACCACAGCATCTAGCAACACTGCTGTAGGTTTTCAGTCTCTGTATTCAAACACGACTGGCACACATAATACTGCGCTAGGTGCTAGCGCAATGGCAGCAAATACTACTGGAACAAGAAACATTGTTATTGGAAGTTCTGCGGCCACAGCATTGACTACGGGTGAAGGAAACATTGTTATTGGCACTTTTGGTGTAGGTTCCGGCACAAACACATTTTCGTCAAACACAAGCGGAAGCAACAACATTGCTATCGGCGGGCAAGCGTTAACATCGAATACAACTGTAAACAACAACATTGCTATAGGAGCTGCTGCGCTTCTTTATAACACAACTGGGACACCAAATCTAGCAATTGGTATATCTGCACTGCAAGCCAATACAACTGGAGCATCCAATGTTGGATTAGGTTATCAAGCCCTATTCTCCAACACCACAGCATCTAACAACACTGCTGTTGGTTATCAGGCGTTGTACGCAAATACCACTGGTAGCGTTAATACTGCGGTTGGTCGTTTAGCACTTGCCAACAACACTACGGGATCTAACAACTCGGCATTTGGCGAAGGTGCTTTATTTTTAAACACAACTGGCGCAAATAATTCCGCTTTTGGTCTTGGAGCATTAGGGGCCAACACCACAGCCTCAAACAATACTGCCGTAGGTTATCAGGCGGCTTATTCAAATACTACGGCTACAGCAACCAATGCATTTGGCTATCAAGCCCTGTACGCAAATACTACTGGCGTTGCCAATAGCGCCTTTGGTGGACTGCATACAGGTAACGTTGATGCGGCTCTAAAAGCAAACACCACTGGCAATTACAACAATGCTTTTGGTTCTGGGGCATTGAGCGCAAACACCACTGGTTCATCCAACACCTCCGTTGGTTATGCCTCTTTAGCCTCCAACACCACATCCTCTTATCACACCGCTGTTGGCTATCAGTCTTTATACGCACAAACAGCACCAGCTTACGGCAATACTGCTATGGGGGCATTAGCAGGAACTTCAACTACAACTGGTGATTCTCTTGCTTTATTTGGTGTTCAAGCTGGTCAAGCAAATACCACAGGTTCTGCAAATACAGCGTTAGGATTTAAAGCCCTCTACTCCAACACCACAACCTCCAACAACACTGCCGTTGGTTATCAGGCTCTATACAACGGAGCAAACACAGACAACGTAGGTGTTGGTTATCAAGCAGGTTTTACTATTGCTGGTGGCGCTCGTAACGTAGCGGTTGGTAAAGATGCACTACATGAAACCATATCAGCAAACGACAATACTGGCGTTGGTTATCGTGCTGGATATTCAACGACAACTGGTCAATACAACACATCGCTTGGCTCTCAAGCCCTTTACTCAAACACCACAGCATCTAACAACACTGCTGTAGGTTATCAGGCTGGTTACACTACAACAACTTCAACCAATAATGTGTTTATTGGTTATCAAGCTGGTTATGCAAACACTACAAACAGCTTTAACACTTTTATTGGTCAAGTAGCTGGGGCTAACACAACAGGCCCACAAAATACTTTTGTTGGTTCTAACTCAGGCAATGCCATTACTACGGGTTCTAAACATTCAATTTTAGGAACTTATAATGGTAATTCAAACGGTCTAGACATCCGCACAGCAAGCAACTACATCGTGCTGTCTGATGGGGATGGGAATCCACGGGGTATCTTTGATGGCTCTGGTAACTTGCTGGTGGGGACTACAAGTGCCGTACTTTACAACCAAAGTTCTGGCAAAGGTCTTTGTTATAGAAATAGCGCAAGTCTTGATGTCCTTGTGACTAGCGATAACGCAATGATTCTTAACAGAACAACAACAACTGGTCAGATTGCGGAATTTCGTTACAACGGAACAGCCGTTGGATCAATTAGTTACAACGGTTCTTTAACTCTTTATAACGCAACATCTGATAGTCGCCTTAAAGAAAATATTGTTGATGCTGGAACAGCGCTTGAAACAATTCAACAAATTAAAGTCCGTTCTTTTGATTGGATTGCTTCAAAAACACACGAATCTCACGGTGTTATTGCTCAAGAACTTCAACAAATTGCGCCTCAATGTGTTACTGAAGGCTCAGATAATGAAGATGGCTCTATTAATCACCCTTGGCAAGTTGACACATCTCCTTTGGTTCCAATGCTGGTCAAGGCCATCCAAGAACAACAAGCCCTCATCCAAGACCTCACAACCCGCTTGGCAGCACTAGAAGCCAAATAACCTGTTTAAACGCTATGTTTTGCGTCTACGAACACATCAGACCCGATACCAACAAGGTGTTTTATGTTGGCAAAGGGTCTGGTCGTAGAGCGCAGTCAAAGCATAGACGCAACCAGCATTGGAATAACATTGTTGGAAAAGCGGGTGGTTTCTCGGTTAACATCTTGGTTGAGAATGTAGATGAAGAGTTTGCCTTTCTTGCAGAAATGGAGCGGATTGACCAGTTAAATAGACTTGGTTACAAGTTGGCTAACAAAACAGAAGGTGGTGAAGGCCCAAGCGGGTATCGTCATACGGATGAAGCAAAGAAGAAAATTGCAGAAGCCCAGATGGGTGAAAAGCATTGGACTGTTGGCTATTACTTTACAGAAGAACATCGTCAAAAATTGCGTGAAAACGGTAAAAAAATGGTTTTTACTGATGAAGTAAGAGAGAAAATTTCTGCGGCGGGCAAGGGGCGGAAAATGAGCCTAGAGTTTTGCAAAAAGATTTCAAAAGCAAAATCTGGCAGGAACAATCATTTAGCAAATGCTGTAATGTTTGAAGGTAGATTTTTTGGATGTGCAAAAGAGTTGGCGGAGTACACGGGAGTGAACTACTCAACAATTCGCACGCGCTTGAGACTGTATCCAGAGAAATTTGGATACATAAAACTTGGTTACACAAAAGACCTGAAAGGACTGAAAGATGGAAAACATGAACATTGAAACACCAACACCAGAGGAAATCCAGAGGCACTTTAGTGCTTGCATGGACTCCGTCAACCTGATCAACGCAGGTCAACCCGAAGGCATGGAAGATGCTGAGTGGGCCGACTGCTTGGAGCGCAATAAGGCTCACTTGGAAATTATGCTGGCAAAAGATTTCTGGACAACAGAAGACTTGAAGCCTCTGCAAGACGCAGCTAAATAACGGGAAGCCGCCACCCGTTCTTGGCGGCACATTGAAAGGAAAACAAAATGAGCAAACCTAATAGCCCTCAGATTGTTACGATAGATGGAGTTGAGTACGACGCTAATGACTTTACGGAGCAACAGACCATACTGTTTCATCATGTGGTGGACTTAGACCGCAAGATCGGCTCGACTCAATTCCAACTGCAACAATTGAACGTCGGTAAGGATGCGTTCTTGACTATGCTGAAAGAAGCACTCAAGGATCAACCTGCCGAAGCAGAGGTAAAAGAATGAGCGATGTAAATTCAGCTATTGCCGCAGCGGCATCAGACGCATTAGTAAGCCAAGTGACTGGAAAGAAGTTCTATCTTTCTAAAACTTTTTGGGTGAACGTAGTCTGTGCCGCCGCGCTCGGTCTTCAAATGCGCTACGGCTTTGTGATCGGCGCTGAACTGCAAGCTCTAGCGCTTACAGCAATCAACCTTGGTCTGCGTAAGATTACAAATCAACCCGTAACTTGGTAAACTGACACATTAGTTGGTATAATGGGGGGATTCGTTCCCCCCTGTTTGGAGCCGAGATGAATGAGTTGTTTAATTTACTCAAGGGTGCCGCTCCCGTTTTAGCTAACGTGGTAGCCGGGCCGTTAGGCGGAATAGCCATCTCAGCCATTGCCAATAAACTTGGCGTTTCACCTGAGCAGATTCCCTCCGTTATCCAAAACGATCCAGAAGCCTTAGCTAAGATTAAGGAACTGGAATTGGAATACGCTAAGCTGACGTTTCAAGATCGCGCATCGGCTCGTGAGCGAGAGTCAACCATTGCGGTTAGCGCGGCCCCATTTGTAAGCAAGATTATCACTCCCATATTGGCGCTGGTCATAGTAGCCGTATGGGGCTTGATCCAGTGGTTCCTTTTAAATAACACCGTTTCTACAGAGATGAGAGAACTTGTCATCCGTGTACTGGGTACGATGGATGGTGCTTTGATGTTGGTCCTCTCCTACTATTTTGGCTCATCAAATGAAAAGTAACTTTGATCTTGCTTTGTCGCAACTTTTAAAACATGAGGGCGGCTACGTTAATCATCCAAAAGATCCGGGTGGTATGACTAACCTTGGCGTTACGAGAGCCGTGTGGGAGTCTTATGTGGGAAGACCATCTTCCGAAAAGGAAATGAGGGCACTGACTCCGGCTCAGGTAGCTCCCCTGTATAAGCGTAAGTATTGGGATGCAATCAATGGCGATAGTCTGCCTTCTGGCTTGGATATATGTGTGTTTGACTGTGCTGTAAATTCAGGAGTGGGTAGAGCGGCTAAGATGCTACAAGGAGTTCTAGGTTTGACTCAAGACGGAAGCATCGGTCCAAAGACTCTAGACGCCTGTAAGACGCACACTACCAAAGATTTGATTGACAAGTTTTCTGACGCCAGACAAAAGTTTCTGGAGTCGCTTCCCACGTTTGGTACGTTTGGAAAAGGTTGGACATCTAGGGTTGCCGAAGTAGAGAACAAAAGCACTCTCTTGGCATGACCACTATACTGGCTGACTTTAAACTTGGTGTGATGGTTGCTGACTCAAGCATCAGCGACGGTGACCGCGTATGGAGCGGGAGAAAAGTATTTAGGTTCAAGGGGACTCTTCTCGGCTTTTCGGGAAACATAGACGAGGCGATAGAGTTTCTAGGTTGGTATAAAAAGGGACTCAAGGATAAACATCCTAAGTTTTCCAATTCTCATGCCCTCGTAATGAACGACGCAGGGCTTTTTTATTTTGGCGCTTCATGTATAGGTCAGCCAATTAAGAGCGGAATCGAGGCGATAGGTACGGGTGCTAAAGCAGCCATCTGTGCTTACGAGGCGATGGGGTTTAAAAAGCCCGAGGCAGCAGTGAAACTTGTGTGCAAGCATGATGCTGGGTCGAGAGTCCCGGTACGTACCTACAAACTAAGGCCATGAACTACTCTGATTACTACCAATTTTGTACCGTCCGCCAACTGGAATATTTACAGGCTATTGAAGAACACGGAAGCGCAAGAGCCGCAGCCAAACAATTTGGGGTTAACAAAAATACGATCAACGAAGCAGTTGCTTCTGTAAAGAAGAAAGCCGCTTTACAAGGATTCTCTCCAGAGCATGATTGGACTCACCCTGTTCCCGAGACTCACATTGCAAAGGGAATCAGCACCTACTACAACGAAGAGGGAAAACCTACCGCTACTTGGGTTAAGGCAGACATCAAACAAGGTGCCTACCTAGAAGCCGTCAAGGAGGCCGTAGCAGCGTTTATTGAAGACGTTCCTAGCCTACCAGTGGCTCAAGCCCCGAAGAAGTTTAACTCCGATGTAATCCCTTGGCTACAGATTGGAGACGCCCACCTAGGTATGTTAGCCCATGCCGCCGAAGTGGGAGAGAACTTTGATCTCAAGATTGCGGAACAGGAATTGTGCGGAGCTATCTCTATTTTGATTGACGAACTTCCCTCCTGTGAGAGGATGGTGATCAACGATCTGGGGGACTTTACCCACTACGAAAACTATACAGGGACTACGGAAGCCAGCGGACACGCACTAGACTGCGATACCCGTTTCCCCAAGATGATTAAAACCTACAGCCGGGTAATGAGGTTTATCGTTGATAAGTGTTTAGAGAAGTCTAAGTTTGTAGACGTGATCGTAAACCAAGGAAACCATTCTCGGACCAACGATATCTGGATGGCTGAACTCTTACGCGTAGCTTACGGCGAATCTGGACGAGTCAATATCCTCAACAACGAGAGCGTGTTCATAGCCTATCGCATGGGGAATACGTTAGTAATGACTCACCACTCCGACAAGTGCAAACCTAAAGATCTGGTAAACGTGATGACTTCAGACTTTAGGAAAGACTTTGGTGAAACAGAACACCACTATATAGACATCGGCCACGTCCATCACGGAATGGTCATGAAAGAACATCCATCAGTTTTTGTGGAGTCGTTTAACCACCTCGCCGGATTGGATAAATGGGCGCACGATTTTGGTTACAGGAACCGAAAATCTATTACAATCATACTTAGAAGCAAGACTTACGGAGAAGTTGGTAGACGCTTACTTCCAATTCAAGAAATTCGTGCTAGACTTACCAACGCATCTGGTAAAATATCCAAACCAAAAGAGGTATACTCTGTATGAGTCAAGCTCTTATTATCGTCACGGGATTAATTTACACCGTGATTGCTGTAGATCAATACATTAAAGGCGGGACGGGACCAAGTATTATGTTTCTTGGGTACGCTTTAGCCAATATCGGGGTCTATCTACAAGCAAAGTAGTTTTCTCCCGTAGATAAGAGAGAACATGCTTAAAAAGATCATATTTCGTCCGGGCGTTTCAAGGGAGAACACAAGGTACGCTTCCGAGACGATTGGCCCTGTTAACTCGCCTACTCAAACGGTAGGCGGGTGGTATGAATGCGACAAAGTAAGATTCAGAGCCTCTACTCCCGAGAAGATTGGTGGTTGGATTCCTACAACTTTAAACACGTTCCTTGGTAAATGTAGGGCTTTATGGGCGTGGGCTACCCTAGACGGGACTAAGCTCATTGCTTTAGGTACGAATCTTAAGTACTACATCATGCGGGGCGGTGTTTACTACGACATCACACCCGTTCGGGTAACGGTTACCCTGACCAATCCTTTTACTGCAACTAATCTTTCTTCTACGATCACTGTAGCCGCCACGGCTCATGGCGCTGTAACGGGTACTTATGTAACGTTCTCCGGAGCTACAGGTCTTGGCGGGAATATCACCGCTGCGGTTTTAAACCGTGAGTACCAGATTACAGTGGTGGATGTAAACACTTACACGTTCGTAGCCACGGCTACAGCAAACACGTCGGATACGGGTAACGGCGGAACAGTCTCGGCGGCGTATCAATACAACGTAGGGCCGGAGTTCCAAGTGCCTCTTACGGGCTGGGGTGCTGGTTTATGGGGATATGGTACGTGGGGGAACGGTCAATCCGCTTCTTCGTCTATGAGGCAGTGGAGTCAGTCTAACTTTGGAGAGAACCTGATCTTTGGATATCGCGGCGGACCTATCTTCTACTGGCAGAACTCCCTTGGGGTGGGGACTAGAGGATCTACATTGACCACTGGGGATACTCCATCGGTTCAGAACTATTTAATGGTGTCGGATGCCAGTCGATTTATAATGGCGTTTGGCGTAAATGATTACGGAAGTTTTGCTCAAGACCCCATGCTAATTAGGTGGTCAGATCAGGAATCTACTACAAGCTGGACGCCATCAGCTACGAATCAAGCGGGAAGTTTGAGACTATCTCATGGCTCTCAGATCATTACGGCGCTTCAGTCTCGCCAAGAGATCTTGGTCTGGACGGATTCGTCTCTTTATGCCCTACAGTATCTTGGCCCGCCAGTGGTTTGGGGCAGCCAGATCTTGGGGGATAACATTTCTATTCTGTCGGAGAACGCTGTTTCTCTGGCCTCTGGCGTAACTTATTGGATGGGCGTAGATAAGTTTTACAAATACGACGGACGTGTAAATACCCTACGTTGCGATTTAAGACAGTATATTTATTCCGATATTAACCTTCAACAGAACCAACAAGTGTTCTCCGGAACCAATGAAGGATTTAATGAGGTCTGGTGGTTCTACTGTTCCGCCAACTCAACTACTGTAGATAGATATGTTGTCTATAACTACTTGGAAGACGTATGGTACTACGGTACTATGGCTCGAACTGCATGGCTGGACTCCGGCATTTTAGACAACCCTATAGCCACGACTTACGCGAATACAATGGTAAACCACGAGGTCGGAGTGGACGACAACATCAACGGCACTCCCGTGGCGCTGGCTGCTAATATTCAATCTTCCGAGTTTGACATTGATGACGGACATAACTTTGGATTCATCTACAGGATGCTACCTGACTTGACCTTCCGTGGATCTGCGACCAGCCCGACTCCTCAAGTGACCATGACGCTTATTCCGCTGGCCAACTCTGGTTCGGGATATAACATACCTCAATCCGAAGGCGGAAGCAGTAGCGCAGCAGTACAAAGGATAGCCACCGTACCAGTAGAACAATTTACAGGACAAGTATTTATAAGGGTCCGAGGAAGACAACTTGTATTTAAGATTGAGTCCAATCAACTGGGAACGACATGGCAGTTGGGCGCTCCTAGAATTGACATCAAGTCTGATGGCAGAAGGGGTAATTCATGACGTACATGATTACCTCAACAAGACCACTAAATCAGGTCGTAGCGCCTCGTTTGCCCAACGCTCCTATCCAGTACGAGCAAAAACACATAGACGCGTTAAACAACGTTTTACGCCTATACTTTAACCAGATAGACGGAATCTTGGGGCAGCTACAAACAACAGAGATTTTGTCTGAAGCAACTTT